GTCCGCCTGCTGCACGTCAAGGGCCGGTTCCGCGAGAAATGCCTCGGCCTGCCGTTCAAGCACCGCCCGTCAAACGATCAAGTCAAGGCGATCGAAAAGCTGTACCCCCTGTGGAAGCGCCATGACCACGATTAACATTCCCTCGATGGGCGGCGCAAAGATCGCGCCGCACCTGCGCGCGGCCGCCGCGTCCGTCGCCCCCGGACACTGCGCCGTTGAAGTCGGCGTCTGGTTGGGCGCGGGCACGGTCGAGATCGCGCGCGGTCTGCATCCCGACGCGGAGTTGCATTGCTTCGATCGGTTCTGCGCCACCGCCGACGAGGTGCGCAAGGCCAAGCGGTTTGGCGTTCGATTGAGGCACGGCGAAGATACCAGCCCGCGCGTCGTGGATTTGGTGTCGCCCGTCCATCCGCTGACCATCCATCGCGGAGACATTGCGCAAGCGACGTGGTGTGGCAAGCCGATCGACCTGTACGTGGACGACGCGGCCAAGCAGCCGGACACGTTCCGCCACGTCATGCGGACGCTCGGCCCCTCATGGGTTGTCGGGGAAACCATCGTCATTCTGATGGACCTGCACTTCTGGCGCAGAACCGGGCGCGAGGCGCACCGATGCCAGCAGCGATTCATCGACCGCCACAATGGCGCGTTCCGCCGCATCCGCGACCTTGACCAGAACGGCGCGATGTTCAGATACGTAAAACCGATCCGATGGAGTGACGTTTGACATGGCCCGCTGGGACGAATTGATATCACGGGTACCGCAGGACCGGCCGATCGTCGGCGCGGAGATTGGCGTGTGGCGCGGTGACATGGCGTACAAGCTCCTGAAGCGCCTGCAAAACCTGACGCTCTATCTGGTGGACCGCTGGGAAGCGCCGCCGCCCGATGATTCGTTCTACAGCCTGCCCACGCAGATATCGCGCCTGCCCGACGAATGTTTCAAGCAGGCGCTGACCGTGACCAAACAAAAGGTCTGCCGCTACCGCAACCGGGTCCGGGTGCTGCAAGGCCATTCGGTGGAGATGGCCGGGCGGGTCGAGGACGGCTCGCTTGACTTCGCGTTCATCGACGCCGACCACACCTACGAGGGTTGCCTTGCGGATATTCGCGCGTGGTATCCGAAGGTGCGCCCCGGCGGGTTGATCGGCGGGCACGACTACGGGCGCGACGACAAGGGCGACGTGACGGGCGCGGTGCATGGGTTCTTCGACCCGCCGGGGTTGCCGGTCGAAGTGTCGGACTTCAATTGCTGGTGGGTGAGAATGCCGTCTACGAACTGATGTCCACCGTGCCGCAGACCGGCGTGACATCACCCAGCGCAACCAGGGCCGATCCGTTGTGCGGCCGCGTCTTGACGCACAAGCTGGCGCTGTCCACGATCAGAAGGCTGTTGATGGTTGTCAGGTTAAGCTGGTCAATGATGTAGATGGTGTCCTCTCGCGCGTGGTCCGCCGCCACGGTTCCATACTGGGCGCGGATCAGGTTGCGGGCGCGGTAGCCGTTCAATTCGCTGTTGCGTGCGGCATGCATCGCCTGCGCCTCATCATCGGTTATTGCATACTGCGCGATAATCAGCTCGTCCAGGTATCCGTCATATTTGTCACTGGACAGGTTCTTGTTCACGCCAACCACGATATTGCCGCTGGCCGCCTCCGGGGTGACACTGATAGGCGAACCGACAACCCCATTGATGATGAATGTGATCTCGTTATCCCCGGCATCGTAGCGCAGGATTACCGTGTCCCACGCGCCCGACGATGGCGCAACGCCGGAATTGCGAAAGGAGCCGGCGATGAACGATGAATAGTTGCCGCTTCGGATTTCCAGCAGGTTGCGGCCCGTTCCCGCGCCGTTCATTTGCCCGACGATGCAATGAGTGCCGCTGACCGTCGCCTGAACACGCGCGGCGATCGTCCAGCTTGCCGTCGGATCAAACGCGGTCGTATCCGACACGATATATTCGGTCGAACCGTCAAACTCTACGGCCGTATCGTCGTCGTGCTCGATCGAGCCTTCAACACCAAAAGTTGGAGTGCCGGCGTAGGTGCCGTCGCCCTCGCTTCCCTCGTTGACTGCTGTAGAGCCGGACGGCTCGCCAAGCCGGTAGTAGATCAGAGGCGACATCCCCAGTCCGCGCGTGTAATACTCGCTCCCGACCGCCTCGATGCGTTCGAGGAAGAACACTTCCTGATTGATGAGCGCGAGCTGACGCCCGTTGTTCCACGAATCGGAATCGCCCGACAGGTCCATCGCGTTCTCGATGTCGTCGTTCATCGCAATGAAGTAGGGGCCTTCGTCGATCGGCGAGCCGTCCGTATCCTCGATGGGGCTGACAACAGGACCGCCCGCCGCCGGCGCGTTCTGTGACCCGTACTGCGTGTAGTTGCCGCTTGATCCGGACTCGATCCACACGCCCGCGCCGGCAATCTGCGAATGAGCGCGGATGCGGGCGACGTACATCACCGGCCCGCCCGGCGTTTCAACCACGATCCAGTTGAACGACAGGTCCGGTGCGGGGGCGAGGCTGCCTTCGCCTTCCACCCCCTCGTCGCCCGTGTAATCCACGGGGGATGAGGCCAGCGTGTCCACCACGGCTTTCCATGACGCCGTGGGCGGCTCGCCCGTGCCGGAGCGCCGCGTCGCCAGCAGGCGAAGCACGCCCATACCATCGGCATAGACCTTCTCGCCCGGCTCAAGAAATGCCGCCTCGCGCGCCACGGTCAGATCGAACGATGCCCGGTCGCCGCGCTCGGCCTTTCGCCTGCGCGGCGCGATCGCCCGCGCGGCTTCAATATGCGTCACGTTCACAAGCGGAATATCGCGGTATCGGTAGGCGTCGGTCGATCCCGTGTCGTCCGGAAGTCCGAAGTCCGTGTTGCGGAACTTCCGGCGCGCGTTGTACTGCATGTTGAACGTCACGCGGTCGGCCATCGGATTGCCCCGCACGGTCTTGAGCAGGGGAAGCGGCGGGATGACGTGTTCCTTGGCCAGCGTGATGAAGTCGTCGTCCCGACGGTCCCGACGGAATACAAGTCGGCGGCCAACCTGCACGGGCATGTACCCGATGTCCTCGCAGATGGACGCCACCACGTCGCGCACCAGCGGCGTGTCGTCCATGCGGATGTTCATGCCCACGTTCTCATCGAAGCACGTCTCGGCCATTTCCAGCAGGGAGGCCATGTCGATCAGGTCCGGGTCGATCCCCGCGCCGTAGGGGTGCGACGCGGTGAGCAGTTGCCAGATGATGTGAGCCGGGTTGATGCCATATTGGTCCGTCCCGGAGTATTCGATGAGGTACTCGTCGCTGAGGTTGGTTTGGCAGAAAACGCCGATGTCGTACTTCAGTTGAGGCCAGTTGTAGCCCGACCCGCCGAGGTATTTCTTGCCCCAAAAGACCGAGGCGCACAGGGCGTTGCGCGTCGCCAGCCCGATATCGCCGGTGACGATCGAATTGCCGGGCTGGTCGATCTCGCCCCAGTAGGGCCGGAACCATTCGTCGGGGTCGCTCGACACGTTGACCTGCGTCCCGGACGGCGTGCCGGTGCGCGTGATGCTGTCGTCCCACAGGACCGGCCCCGCTTGATAAATGCGATAGAGCGCGTGGACCGGGCCGAGCGCAATGTCGTGACGGGCGCTCTCGAAGTAACGGGTTTCAGTCGTGACGACTTCGCCGCCGCCGCCGCCCTTGCCGCCCGCGTCCTGCTCGGTTTCGATGACAAGCGTGTTGCGACGGCCCAGCCACGTTACGGATGGCTCGACCAGGTGGCGACCGATGACGTAGGGGATGGGCGCATTGCGCGTCGCGTAGGTTCTGGGCTGGTCGTCGTTTTGAATCTGCTGCGGCGTGTCCTCCGTCTTGCGGCGAAGCAGGAGGCCCGACAGGTATGACAGGCCAAGCGAAATAGCAAGGCCGGGGATGACGAACCAGCCGCCTTCGCGGTGACGGTTGCGCCCCTGAAAATAAATGTGGCTACATTTATTCACGCCCACGATGATTTCTCCGTCGATCGGTAGACCCACAGCGGGCCGGGGATCGCCTCGAAGCTGGTGTAGCACACCTTGCCGCGATACGGGGCGTGGATCAGCGTGAACGGGTCCACGCCCGCCATGAGGACGTGCCCGATCCTGCCCGACGACGCGCGTTCGCTGCCGGTGACGACGATATCGCCCGGCTCGATGATGTTGTCCTCGACCTTGTGATTGGGGAACCCCCGCATGATCTCGGACAGGACTTTCCACCCGATATCGGAGTGCGCCCCCGCCGCGCTGGCGACGGGCGTCGTGGCCGTCGGGGTTGTGCGCCGGCCAAGCTCATCGAGCATCGCGACAATCAATTCCTTGCAGTCGGTTCCGATGCCGCGCTTGCGCTGACCGTCCATCCACGCCGTGCCGATCCATGAATCCTGCACGGCGCGAAGGCGAAGCTGGGCCGCTTCGTCGATCGGACGCCAGTAGATGCCGTGGCGGGTCTGCGGACGAGCGCCGAGCATGTCCCGCGCCACCTGATGCACCATGTCGGAATCGCAGCCCTGACAGGCCATGTTATTTCTCGAACAGGGGGTTTCGGGTAATGGCGTAGCCGGGCGCGAGGAAGCCGCCCTCTCCGCCCTGACCGTTGATGTTGCTGTAAACCGTGTCGCAGACGTTCGCCGTCCGGGCGCATCCCGGCAGCACCTCCACCTCCGCGCCGTCCCACGACGGGGGCGGCACCAGCGACAGGCGGATGACATCGGGCGTGCCGAACTCGATCTCGGCGATCTCGATCTCCAGCCCCTTGTACCGCACCGATCCGAACCGCCACAGGTTGGCCGTGGTCGTTGGCGAACCGTCGAACGTCACCTCGATCGCGTAGGGGTCGTCGTCGTAGTTGAGGCTGTCGATGGTCGCGTCTTCTTTCAACGCTTCGCGATCGATCCCGCAGTGCGCGTCGCCGAAGCGATGAAAGCAGGTTGTGGTGGCGCGAAGCCCCACGTTGCGCTCAAGCAACTCTTTAACTGACGCGAAAGCGATGTCCACTACGGGCGACCCGTAGCGCCACTCGACATTCCCGTGAACCACGCCGTGAGCCTCGACGAAGCGCTCCGTCGTGTCCATGGGGTTGACCCGCTCCACCGTGCAGGTCACGGGCGCATGGGGGTAAGGCAGCGCCAGTTGGTCGGCCGGCTCAACGGACACCGGAAGGGTGAGCTTCCATTCCTCATTGTCTACCCCGATGGTCTTTTCGGGCGGTGAAAATACGATATCCGGGGTAGACAGGTAAGTATCCCCGTCCAGCGTGATGTCCTCGCTCCAGTTGGTGTAGTAGCGAAGCTCGTTGCTACTGTCCCAGGCGAACCTTATGCAGAAGGTCTGGGAAGCGACGGGGAGGGTTTCAAGGTCCGTGGCGGGCATCCGTGCCTTTATCCTTTACGGGCGTCCTGCCCGATGGTAGAATTATAGCGTGTGCGGCATCTCAACCAATCCGGGAACCGACCTTTCCCCGTCCGCGCGATCGCCGCACACAGCACGCGCGGGCGGGGAGTTTTTGATTGCCGCCTCCGAACATCACTGTAGTCCGCGTGGTCCAGCTCCCCCGGCCGGAGCCGATCAGAAGGCAGCAGGACAAATAGGACACCAGCCATGAAGATCGCCAGCATCCTTCTGTCCACAATTGCGATTGCCATGTCGGCGGTATCGTTGGCGATGTCAATGCGAAGCGGCGAGCCAGTTGAAGGTGCAGAAACCATTGCAACCAACTACTCATTCGACACTCCACTGAACGCCTACCGATCAAGACTTCAGATGATAGTTAACAAGGACTGGATAGGCATGGTAGAGAACGACTTCGCTGTGCGTGGCGAAGATGCCAAAGAGAAGCTTGAAACGCTTCAAGTGAAAAAGACCAGAGAGCACGACGGCAAGATGATTCTATTTGTCGAATACAACAAATTGGGTCTTCCCGTGCAAAACGTTGTCGCATTTCAGAAAGACAACGTAAGCGGCATGTGGCGTGAGTTGTATTTCTCTTCATATGATGTGCGCGACGACAATCCGGGGTTGGCTGCGGAAATTAGACAGTGGGTTGGCATGGACGATTTGCCATTTTCACGGATTGGAGTGCCATAGCCATGAAGAACAAGATGCTGGTGGCGTCGCTTGGGTTAGCCGCAGTCGTCCTGATCGTCGCTTCTTTGCTGGCGACGGGGCCGCATCTTGCCGTTCGGCCAATCCCCGAAGCGGAAGACATGTCGTTGTCGGAAATGCAAGCGAGGCAGCATGTCGCCGCTCGTGTCGAGTCAGGCGAGATTGAACGCGAGAAGTTCTTTTCCAACATGAACGCTAACGAGCGGTCGTGGTGGGAGGACTATCTAAACAAAAGCCAGTCCAATTAATAATCATTCGGCATCTTCTTCGCAATCAGAATTATTATTCACCGTAATGTTGATGGTAGCCGTTCCAGTGCCGTTGGTTTGCGTGTCTTCGTTGGAAATCAGAATCGAAACACTATCGCTTCCCCCGTTCTGATCGCCCTGGATTTCGTAGGTGATTAAGAAGTGGCCGTTCTCGGTGTCTGTGTTGGGTACGTCTTCCGCAAACCATTGATCCAGCAGACAGCGAAAGGCCACGCTTCTTGAGCTTTCCTCGACCCATGAAGCAACATTTGAGTTGACGCCCTCAAACGGGTAAGTGTCCTCAATCACCACTCCAACACCACCCACGGTTGAAGATGTTACTACTATGCTAATGGTAACTGTTGAGTCGGGATCGAAGTAATAGCCGCCGCACGGCTCACAGCCTTCGGCTGGCGAAAACGGCGCAAAATCCCCACACTCCTCCGGCGTCCACGCATCTTCCAACCCCTCGGTTTCAATCGCCTCCAGCCCCTCGATCGCGACCGTCTTTTCGTTCAGCAACTCGATAGCGCGCATTTCCGACCGCAGCACGTCGGGGAAGTCGGATCGGTTCAGCACCGTCCAATTCTCGTCCACCACGTCATCGGCGTAGCGCGCCAACCGGCACACGCTCACGCGCTCGATGTCCGCCGCGGCAATTCCGGGGGACAACGCCTCGTCCAGCGTAATCAGGTGGTCGCCCGAATCCTCCGTCACCGTCGCGTCGGCAAGGTCCAGCACCGCCACTGTGCCATCCGTCTCCACGATGGCGATGTGCGTCAGGTACTCCACCCAGTCATCGAGCGGGAAGCACGGCTCGACGCGAATCTCATCCGTGATCGTGCCCGTTGATACCAGCGTGAAGTCCTCGTCCGGCGTCACCAGCCAGAAGGGGTGAGCGCGCCCCGCGCGGCTATGCGCGAACTCCAGGTATGCCCACGCATCGTCGCGCCCGATGAACTCCAGCGGGATCGACCACGTGCCCCGCGCCCGGTCGCCCAGCATGTCGGGGAGCGAGCCGAACCCCACGTCCAGTACCTCGCCCTCGCGCAACTGCCCCGCCTCACCGTCGGCGGTCATGTGCCGCCGGGCGTTGAAGATCGGGTATCCGTCGTATTCCCCGTCCCCCCAGCTTCCGGGGGTGGTGCCGAACGTGCTGATGGCCGGGATCGCCATCTTGCCCGCCAGCCCCCGCGCGATCAGGTCCACCGTGGATTGCTCGTACAGGGCGTAGGATCGCCCAGGATCGGCCAGCAATTCGCACTCGACCAACGGGGCCACGAAGATCGGGGCCGTGTAGGAGCCGCTCAGGGCCGACACGGTGAGGCTTCCCGCCCCAACCGTTCCGATCGTCACCACCTCGTATTCAGGCCATTCCCCGCCCACCGACCGCTTGTAGACCGCGACCCGCCCGCCGACGAAGAACCGCCTGTAGTCCGTGACGCAGGTGATCGTCGTTCCTGTCGCTGACAGGTTCCCCGTGACGGGCGACTCGTCGCAGAACAGCGGGGCAAGGAACCGGCGCTGGGCCATGCGGGCCAGCATGTGGTTCAGCGCCATCCGCTCGTTGCGGCCCTTCGCCCAGCACCGGACGGGCAGGCGCAGATAGGGACGGCTTTGCAGGATCGCGCGTTGCTCGGCCAGATTCGCGGCCATCGCTACCGACGTGCGGAACACGGACTCGATGCCGAAGTCGCGCGCGCCGACCGGGCCGAACATGAACCGCAGCGGCTCAAGCTCAAGGTTTGTGTCGTTGGCGTTGAACGTGCTGGCGGTAATGGTGCTCATGGCATATAATTGGGTTATGGAAAATACGACAAAAACAATGGATGTGCAGCTAATTGATTTATCAGATTACGAGACGGGTTCGTATCGGTGTTCGAATGTAGAAATCGACCACTCTGGCGAATCCATCGTATTAAAGTTAGCCAGAACTGCATTTTTCCCATATGGATCAAAGCCAGACTGCTTTTTTTTCATTGACATATCTCTCAACAATGGCAAGTTTAATCTTGCAATATATGACCACAGGCCTGTCATACGAGCACTCAAAGACAATCCAAAAATGACCGAAAATGAAGTCGAAAAACTGATGAGTAAGAACGATGTTTCGTCGCGGCGCGAAATATCTCTCGACTTGGAATTATAGATCGTGTCATCCGTCAAGGTTCCCCTTGATCTTCCGCCGATTTCTCCGCGAGTAGTCATTGAACGCATCATCGAACGCCCGCGACGAAACGAACCGCTGGATTTCCTCATCGCCGATGACCGCGACGGTGGCGTATCCGCCGCCTCCACCGGCCCCCGTCGCCCGCACGCCGAGTTTGCCGTCGCTTCCTCGATCCAGCGGCATCACGGCTTCCGGCCCGGCCTCGCCCATGAGTCCGTATCCGCGCGCCATCGGGAAGATTGTCGGTCGGTCCACGACGTAGCCACCGGACATGATGCCGCCGGCGGCGAACGGCATGACGGAACCGTGGTTGAATGCAGCGCCGTATGCGAAGCCGAATAGTCCCGTCGCGGGCTGCGCGCCGAAGAACGGCGCGATCGCGTTCATCAGCGTGAACCGATAGATCATGCGGGCAAGGTCATCCAGCACGGACGCGGCGAAACCACGGAACGCCTCGGATGCGCTCTGTGTGCCCTGCACAAAACCGGACAGCGAGTCATAGGAACGGTCCATCCACGAAACAAAATTCTGGCTGAACTGCTGACCCAGCGCGGACCACGTATTGACTTCCTCGATTGCGTCGCGCACGCCGTCCCTGAACTGGCCCCAGAACCGATCCGGGTCCAGCTCGCGCAGCGTTCCCCGCAATTCAAGAATCTGATTGTTGACGCCGCGCAGCTGTTCCTCGGTCGCGCCGAGTTTTTCAAGCTCGGATCGGTATTTCTCCAATTCGGCGATCGCACTGCGCGCCTCATCGCGGATCGCGTCACGCGACTGGTACGGGCGCAGAATCCCAGCGTTGCGCTGCAACTCGAACGTTTCCAGCCTGCCCTTGTAGCGAGCGCCGACACCCTCGGCTCCGGCGATGGCCTGCTGGATGTCGAACTGCTTCATCTGCACGGCCTTCCAAGCTTCCAGCGCGGCGGTTGCGCGGTTGATCGCCGGAGTCAACACGCCGTCTGCCGTCACGCCGCCGACCACAAGAGACTGTCTGAACTCATCGAGACGGCTGTTCGCCTCTTTTGTCACCTCCGCGAATCGCTGCTCGCGTTCGGTGAGCGGCAACAGGCTGTGCTCAAACTTTTTCAGGGCATCGCCCGCCTCGCGGAGCTGAATGATGCCGCTTTGAAGGTTGTTGATGAACGACACGAACGGACCGCCAAAGCTGGGCGCTGGCCCGGCGTACGATGCGACGCCAAGTTCGTCGCCGATCTTGTCGATCCTCTGCATCAGCGGCCCCCACGCCGCGCCAAGCTCGGTTTTCAGTGTGGCGATCAATTCTTTCAGCGTCGCCAGCGTTGTTTTCAGTGCATCATCGCGCATCTTGAAAAGGTTGATCTCCTCGCGCGCCGCCTGCGACACGAGCGACTTTTCTTCTTTGCGCAGCCTGTTGACCTCGGCTTGCAAACCGGCAACCCGGTTCGCGTCACCGATGCGGGCATAATCTGCCGCCGTCTCCATCCCCATCAACGCGGAGAATCCGCCGTTCCCGCCAGCCGATCTGGAAAGCCTCTGAATCTCGGTGATCTGATGTTCGTACTCCTGAATCCATTTCTGCGTTTCCTTCAGTTGATCCTTTGCGGGAAGAACACTCCGCGCCAGTTCATTCAGACCAATTGAAGTGAACACCCCCGACAGCGAACGGCGGATTTCATCCGTGAATAGACGCGCAAACACATGAACGAACATCTCCGCGCCCGTCACCATGATGTCGTAGAATGTCGTGGTGAAAGCCTTAAGCGTGCCCTCAACCGCCTTGGCCGAAGCGTTGATGATCGTGTCGAGCTGCGCGCCGGCCGTGCCCCTGTCCGCGTCCGACAGCCCCGGCGTCATGTAGAGTTTCTGCACGAGCGTAATGATCGTGTTCACACGGCGCGCAAAGTTGTCCGCCATCGAATCCAGCTTGACCGAGATATCCTCGATCAAGCCCGCGAACGAACGCCCCGCGCCGGTTTCGTCGCTGAAAATCCCGACGAACTTGATGGCGCTGTTGCGCAGATTCGTGAAAGCCTGTCCGATGGTCAACTGCACCTTGCCAAACCGCCGCTCCACTTCACCGCTCATCGACTCCAGCGCATCCAGCACCGCCTTCGACGTGAGCTTGCCTTCCTCGGCCAGCTTCTCCATCTGCGTCGTCGTGACGCCCAGCCCATGCGCCAGAATCTGGAACAGGTACGGAGCCTGCTCGCGGATGGACCGCAACTCCTGCCCGATGCCTCGCGCCGCGCCGCCCGCGCCGATGATCTGGCTGAACTGGATGAGCGCCCCTTGCACCGACGCCTGCGACCCGCCGCCGATGACCGCCGCTTTCTGGATCGTCTCGACCAGCCCGGCGATGCGGTCCACGCCATAGCCGCCGACCTGATTGGTGCCCAGCGCGATGCGGGAGTAAAGCTCGGCGGACGATTCGATTGAGGTGCGGGAGCGCTGCGCGGCCGCGAACACGGCCTCCTGCGCTCCGCGCAAGTCGCGCAGATTATCCGTCACCGCCGCGATGCGGTTGCCCAGCAGCGTCCAGGTGTCGGCATACTGGATAGCCGTGCGTGCCGCGAAGAATGTTGCGAAACCGCCGCCCAACATGGCGAGCGGGCTTCCCAGCAACCGGCCGATCATGCGGAACGGGGATGTCAGGGCGCGTGTGATGCCGCTGCCCATACGGCCAAAAGCTGAGATCACCCGTGACGCCACTCGGTTAGCTACATGCACAAGACCAGCGAGCGCGAGTGTGGCGCGTCCAACTCCGGTCTGCATAGCCTTATAGACAAGCGGCCCCAGCAACCCATACTTGCGGAGCGCCAATGTGGCTTGGTTAATGAGGGCCGTTTCCTTCCGAATCTCGGCCCCGCGCAGCCGCATCGCCTGTATCTGCTGGTTGATTGCCGCTGTTTGCATCCGTAGGCTTGCGGCCGTCGCGCCGGTAATGCCTCCGGCGCTGACAGTCCCGCGAGCGCCACCCGCGCCAAGCGAGCGAAGTGATTGCTGCAACTGCTTGACCGTGGAGTGCGCCGTTCCAGCCGCCTGCGCCATCGACCGAAACAGCTTGACGACGCGCTCGCCCCCAACGTCACTGAAAATGAACTCCGTGCGCTCAGGCATAGGCCGCGCTCCTTCTCGGCTGGCCGAAAATCTTCACCCGCGCCGCCGCGCGTCTCCCCATCGACAGCGCAATCTCCGTCCAGAACAGGGGCGACAACCGCGTGCCCTGAAGCGAATACCCGCGCTCGCGCTCCAGTCTGCGAAGATAGTGACGGCCGTCACCGCCGCGCACCGCGTTGACGACGTGCACCGTCTGCCCGATCCGATAGAACGCCAGCGCCCGCTCCATCGCGGTCAGCGCCCCCTCGGCGTTCGCACGTTCGTAGTACCGCCCGTCGTCGAACGTGTCCTGCTTGTTGTGCAGCATGCGGTACGGCGCGAACGGCCTACGCCGCCCGTCGGGGCGATACCCCACGCCCACCTCCCACGACGACCGCGCTTCGCCCGTGTCAACGGGCGTGCGAAGAATCGCCTCGGCGGTTGTCGTGCGCACCGCCGTCTCAACCTTGCGCTCCATCCCTTCCTTAGCCTCGTCGGCGAGTCGGTAGAGCCTTCTGCTCAGGCTGTCGAGGCTGTTGTGCTTCACGGCGCTTTGCGTCCTGTTTGGCCTTGTCGTCCAGATTCTTCAGGTACTCTTGATCCGCGATGCTCAACACGTCCCAAAGCTCGTCCGCCTCATCACGGTCCAACCCGTGCCGCTCGGCCCATCGCATCGTTTCCGACCACGGAATCGGCCCAAGCCCCATGCCGACCTGCCGGCACGTCGAAAGCTCGTAAAACGCCTTCGCGTACCACTCGACCCACGCGGGCGGCGCTGGCGTGTCGAACCTGGAAACGTCCTTGCCCTGCTCCGCCAGCGCCGCCACGATGTCAGCCTGCTGCCTGCGCTTCTCCGCGTTCAGCAGCAGGTCCGTCAGTTTTTTGCCGCTTCCTCGATGTCCTCCTTCCGGTACATCGCCGCGCGGTTCGCCACGCCCTGAATGTCCGCGAACAGGTCCGGCAGGTCGGTGAGAATCTTCACCACGTTGTCGAAGCTGAACGGGTGCAGCTCGCCATCGCCCAGCACGATGCCGCGTTTCCACTCGCCATCGACGTTGGTTTCCCAGTCGGCGATGACCGACTCGGCGTAGACCTCGGCGATGAGCCGCTTGTCCACTTCCGGGGGCAACGTGTCGTTCTCGATCGCGCGCTGGTGCGGCTTGGTCCGCTTCTTGAGCGACTTGAGATAGTCGGGGTTGGTCTGCCCGGCGCGCTTGACCCTGATCCGCGTGTCGGTGTCCGGCTCGAACAGCACGCCCTTCGTCTCAAGGTTCGCGTCGGTCTGGTACGTCTTGTAGAGGCTCATCGGTTGCTCCATCGGTAAAGTGGGGCCGGCGCGCCGATGGCCCGCGCCGGCCCCGGTCAAGGCCCGGTCATCCATCGGCAGGCCATCGGTTAGCTGCTCACGGCCTCGGCGTCGTTCACGCACCAGAACCGGCTCACGCTCATCGTGTAGCCGAAGTCGGCATGTTTCAGCCCCTGGAACGCGGCGGGCAGCGTCACGTCCTGATCCACGCCCGGCACATCCGGGTCGCCGTCGCTGAACTCAAGCCGCGGGATATCGAACGTCAGCGCGTGACCATCGGCGTCGGCCAGCGTCCACGCCAAGCCCGACTCGGTGTTGCCGGTGATCTTGGCAAGAATCAGGGCATCGCCAAAGTAGGTTGTCATCGTGCCCGTGACGTTGAAACGCCCCGACCCGATGTCGTGCGAACCCATGACGCCCACCGCGTCCTTGCGGCGGCTGGTGTTGCTGATCGACACGTCGAGGTTCGTCACCACGTTGTCGGTGTCGAGCGCCTGCCCGGCTTCATAGATGAACGCGACGTTCGATGCCGTGTTCATCGAATCGAACGGCCAGTTGGGAACCACGGACGCGCCCGCGATCTGCGAAGTCGTGTCCTCGATCGACCGGCCGATGTATCCGATGCTGCCGGTGGCGATCTGCTTGGGCGGCAGCGAGTAGTTGAGCGTGTCCACGTTCATGCCGCGGAAGTTGCGGTAATCGACGGGGGAATGGTCGAGGAAAGCCTGCTGGATCGTCTGCGGCGCTTCGGTCACACCGTTGTAGATGAAGTCGGACAGGAAGATTCGGATCGTCTTGCCCGACCCGTCGTCATCGGTGAACCAGTCGGGCACTTCATCTAGGTCGAGCCTCGCCGCCGCGATGCCGGTGATGCGCGCGTAGCGGTTGCTCTCCCCCGCCGACTGCGTGAATCGGTTGTCGTCCGAGTCGCCGCCGATGAAGATGCGCTGGCCCACGGTCAGGCCCAGCGTCGTGAAGTTCATTCCGCCGTTGCTGATAAGCGCCGTGCCGCCACCCGTGGTCAGTTCCAGGTCGCTGGTCACCGCCTCCCGGCCGACCCGGCGCAGCTCGGCCGTCACCGGAGGGGTTTCATTCACCGTCCCGTCCGGCGCGACCACGGTGGTGGCTGATCCGCTCTGCGCCACGAACAGGCGGTTGTTCGCGTCGTTCGTGAAGCCCATCGCGCGGATGATGTCGCCCGCCGCGAACGCCGTGCCCGCCGTCACGGTGTATGCATCGGTCGATGCGGTGACGGCGGTGATCTGCGGCGTCGAGCTTTCGCGGTTCGTGCGGTAGTTCTGCTGGTTCCACGCGCGCTGGAACAGGCCGGGGAAAAGCCGATCCTGATCGCCGAACGTCGCCTCGAAGTTCCAGCCGCCGCCCGGCTCGAAGCCCAACGGCACCAGGTCTTCGATGTCGCGTCCGTCCCCACCGCAAATCTTCTGGCTCACGGTCGTCTGAGGACCGGCAACCAGGTTGATTCCGGTGTGGCAGTGCGACTGCAACACGGGATTGCTCGGCGTTTCGCCGGGCACGCTCTCGTACACGCTTCGGACAACAACTCGGTTCGTATCGCTCATAACAGGCTTCCTTGCCTACAGGTGTTCGTCGTACTCGTACTCCGCGAAGACCCGGTGGCAGAACCATTGGTTCAGCCGCCCGGCATCGCGCGTCAGGACATTCAGGAACGTCACCCCGGATGCTTCGATGGACAGCCTGCCCTTGAACGCAAGCTCCGCGTGCTGCGCCATGCGCAGGCTCAGCGTCTTGCCGCGGCTCAGGGGGGCGGCGCACAGAACCATCACGCGGCCGTAACGCCGGAATCGCCGGTAGCCGACCTCGGCGATGCCGACCTGCTCATCGCTCACCGGCTCGACCGCAACCTTGGCGAACGGCCTGTCCACCGGCGGCGGGTTCTTCCCGTCCGCGACCAACGTCTCGTCCACGTCGTCCCAATAGACGCGCGGCGGGTCGGCGAAGGGTTCGTCGGGATCGACGAATAACCCCCACTGCACGTTGAACAGCGAGCAAATCACGTCGTTCGCTTTTTCGAGGGTGAGCGTCATCGTCTGACCCACAGTTCCCAAAGCAGCGTTGCTTCGCCCGGCCGGTACTCACGCACCTGCATGACCATCCACCGCGCCTCGCCGTCCACGATCACGTCACCGGGCGCGAGGCCGCTGAAGCTTCCGGGGGCGATGTACGCGCGCTGGTCGTCGGCGCGGATCACGTCGCCGTTGGCGTAGCGGTCGCCGTCGTTGAACGCCTGACGGGTCAACGGCAGGATCACGCAGCGCACGGACGTGTCGGCCGACTCGACTTCCGACCCGCGCCACGGCTTGGACGGGTCGGCGGCTTCCTCGGCGCGGCGCTGACGCAGAATGACGGTGCGGCCGAACTCGTCGATGAGTTCCAGCGCCGTGTCCCGCATCTCAATGTCAAACGCGGTCGCCATCAGCAGCACCTGCAACTTGAATCACACGTCACGGCCGTCATGGCCGTCGCGCGCACCAGACACCCCGCAATCAGCGCGTCGATCCACGGGAACGAGCGGAACGAACCGTTCGTCCCGCCCGCGTATCGCGTCTCTTTCTCAAGCGGACCGACCTTCCTGCGGTCCAGCGTCACGGTTCCGTTGGCCGTCGTCCCCGGAAGCACGTACAGGCTTCCGCCCAATGCCTGTTGCGATAAAAGAACATGGACAAGCTTCACCTTGTCCATGTCGCAGTCGGTCTTGATTCGGTAGCGGCCGTCCATGTAGTCGGTCGCGCTGATCGCCGCCGTTTCCTTCGCGCCGTCGGTCGCCGCCTGCCACGCCGTGTCGTGGCGGTTGTCAACCAGTTCGGCGTTCAACTCGGCGAGCGAGTTGTAGGAGTTGCCCGCGCCGCCGACTTCGGTGCGTACTGTCAGCGCCATCGGTTAGCTCCCGGTCCATCAGCTGCCGATCTCGACCTTCACCAGCGCCTTGGGGCGGGTGCAGATCATCAGCGGGTTGGACTCCATGTAGATTTCGATGCCCAGGTCGTGGCGCAGCGGTTCGAGCGACAGGCCCAGCGGCACGCCGCGCGTGTTCGGCGCGGATCGGAGCGGGGCGTAGTACTCCTCGAACAGGCCGGGCACGCCGACGGGGAAGGCGATCGCGCTGTCCTCGTCGATGTAGTTGGTGCCGCCCGACTGCGGATCGAGCGCCGTTTCCACCGGCGCGCTGAGCGGATACTCCCGCCAGTAGACGCCGCCGAACGGGAAGCCCGTCTGCCACTGGTTCTCGCGGAAGAACGCGCTCTCCTGCCAGCGGTCCCACGCGGCGCGGACGTAATCGTGGTCAACCAGCAGGTCCCAGAAGTTGCGGCCGCACAGGACTTCGATGCGCTGCACCGGCGTCATGCCCAGCGCGTCGCGCATCGAACGCATGATGTCCGTGATGGACGCCTTGAGCTTGGCGCTGTCATTGTTCAGGTTCAGGTTCTTGGTCGTCTGCGTGGTGCCGAACGCCGAGAACAGGTCGTACAGCTCCGCGCCGTTCGCGTCGTAAATCTTGCCGTTGAGCGCGCCGAGGCGGTGCCACTCCCACGTCGGCTCGAAGAACCCGGTGCGCATCTCCAGCGCCCGCTCGGCGACGAACGACTGCATGGACTCCAGTTCGGATTCCGATCCGAACGCGCGCTTGTCCTGCACGTCCTCCGGCAGGATCGTGTCCATGTGCGGGATGTGCGGAATCTCGAACGTCCGCACCTTGCGCTTGGGCCGAACGGCCGGAATCGGCGCGTCGCCGCGACGGCGGGTTTCCAGCAGACCGATCACGCCATCCTTTTCCTCCAGCATGATCGACGTGGTGGGAACGCTGCGATTGCGGAACAGGCCCATCGAACCCAGAAGGTTGTTCTGGTACGGAACCTTGTTGATCGCCTGCGTCAGGTTCGTGGCGCTGAGGGCGTCGCTTTTCAGTAGGTTGTAGTAGCTCATGTTTTCGCTTCCATGCGATTGTTCGGGGCGTCCGTGCCGTTGCCGGCCGGGGTCAGCCCCCGGAACTTCCGGGGCTTCCGGGGGGTCAGGTGGTCTGTGTGAAGTCGGTGGGTTCGTCGTGGACGCGGATGCCGCGCGCCAGCAGCGCCGCGTCAACCGTGGATCGGGTCTGGCTGTTGTAGTCCAGCGCGCCGAACTTCAATCCGGCCGGACCCAGCGCCAAAGCCTGAAGCTCGGAAGTTTCGCCGCTGCCGGTCGAAACCGCGTGCAGCGCGACGCCCACGACGTTGCCGGCCGTGGCGAGCGGAATGGCGTTGCCGGTGTTCAGCTCGATCAACTCGCCCCTGGCGATCGTCGTGCTCTGCGCCACCGGGTAGGTGATGCGCGAGTGACCGTTCGGCGCTTCGTAGAAGATGATGTCGCCGTCGTCGAGGCCCTGCGTGGTGACGGTGGTGCTAAGTGCCATGATTCAGTTCCCTGTTCGTTGTTGCCGGTGTTCAGGCGGACTTGGCGATGGAGATACCCATGCGCTTCGCCGTGCTGGCGAAGGCGTCCTCGGCGGACTTCGCCGCGGCCCTCGCGCCTTCGTTGGATTTGTTGGAGAGCTTGTAAACGTCGTTGAGCTGCGCCTCGCTCATCTCCGCGAGCTTGGCGGCGCTGTTGAGCTTGAACGTGTCCAGCGCGCGCTCGGCGATCGAGTCGCCGCCGTCGTTGCTGAAGCGCAGCACGTCGTCGGAGGAATTGAGGATCGGTTCGATCGCCTCGGCCTGTCCGGGCGTCATATACCCGCCGCTGACCAGCGATTCGATCCTCGCCTTGACGACGCGCTTGGCCGCGCCCTTCTCGGCGTTGGACAGGGCCAGCTTGTCAACCGGCTTGCCCTCCCTGAGCTTGTCGCGCTCGGCGGTCAGGTCCGCGATCTTCTTGGTGACGTTGCTGAAGGCCAGCTTGATCTTGTCGATCGCGTCGTCCTCGGTGAGCGTGTCGGTGATGCCGCACGCGGCGGCGAGCTTGGTCAGGTCCATCTTGGTGCCCTTTGGTTTGGTGTCGGAGTCCAGAATCAGGACGGCCAGTTCAGCGCCGGGCGTCTGCGACGCGGCGATGGCCTTGAACGGTGCAAGTCCGTTGATGACGGGATCGGTGGTCAGCGCGACGTGATTGATCGCCCACGGATAGGCGTTGCCGTCGGAGCCGACCCACTCCTTTTCCGCGCCGATCGAAACATCCGCGCGGGATGCGGCCGCGATGGCGTCCTGCCCGATCGCCTCGATCTTGCCGACGAGCCTGTCGCCCTCGACGCGCACGCTCTTGAGCACGCCCCGCGATGCGTCGGCGTCGCCCGCCTTGTCGTGGTCGGTGGTCAGCGGCGACTTGTGCTGCGCCGCAAGGTACTTCGTGGTCGAGTCGGCCATCTGCGTCAGCAGGTCAGCGCCGACGCGGTACGTCTCCCCGGTCGAGCGCTTGCGGAACGTGCCGACGCGCAGCAACTCCTTTTCATAGAGCTGGCGCGGCACGCCGTCGGCGTGCTTGTACGCCGTGCCCGTGCAGGCCATGCGGCCGGGCAGGTGGAACGCGACTTGTTCGGGCAGTTTTCCGAGAGTCATGCCCGCATCGTGTGCGTGCGGGCATGCAAAAGATATGGCGTGAATCTATATATACACGGGTTTTTTCCATATGCTGGAAAAATGCTGATATTCCGTGCTCATCGGGGCTTGTATGCTTGCGGTAAACGTCCGGAAAATGTTGCGCAACATTTTTTGAGTGACGGAGCACGAAAGGAAAATCATGCCGATCGCTTTAAACACGTCAGCGCCGGGCTTCGACCTGGCGATGGAGCTTCTCATCACGCTTCCGCTCGTGCCGTCCTACGCGCGGTGCTCGGACCTGCGTGAGGATTTCGGAATCAGCCAGTCGAAGATCAATGAGCTGGTGGTCAAGCTGAACAGGCGCGGATATCCCGTTGTCATTAACAACGCGGGCGATGGCACGGGCCGGCTCGTCGCGATCCACGAACACGGGTGGAAGCGCGCCAAGCGCGAGGGTGAAGCGTACTGGCAGAAGGTGTATGGTCAGTCCGCGTCGGACTCGTAAGACTTGAAATTGTGCCCGCAAGCGCACTTGTGGTAGCGGATCACGTTGACGGTCCGCATGACCGGCGGATTCGCCGCGCCGCACTTCGGGCAGCGGCAAACGATCCATCGGTACGGCACGGCGCTGATCGCCGAAGGCCCGTCGATCTGAACGTCAACCTTCGGCTCCTTAATCATTCCCGGCGTCTCCCACCGGCTCCGGATCGTTGCGCGGCTCCAATTCAGGCGCTTCAATGTCCGCCGGGTCGATCACTTCCGCCGCCTTCGGCACGTTCGCCTGGTCCAGCATCGCGTCGATGTCGAGGATCACGCCCAACTGCCGCATCTTGCTCGGCTCCATCAGCAGCTTGCCGACCAGCTCGCGCAGCCAGATACCCTCGTCGCTGCCGATCTTCGGAGCCTTGAGCTTCGCGTCGTCCACCGCGTCCGGTCCGTAGTTGAACTCCAGCAGCGGCTTAACGATCTGATCGTTCGCCAGCGTCACCAGATCGTCAATCACACCCTGCGCCACCGCGATCGAAATGTCCGCGTGCGCCTCGGCGTCGGCGCGCGTGCCCGACTGCGCCTCCAGCGCCGCGCGCTCCGGCACCAGCCAGCCGCGCAGCATCAGGCGGTCGTAGTATTCGAGCGATCGGATAATGTCCTCGCAGTGGCCCGGTGTCGTCTCCAACAAATCAATCTTCCACGTCAGCAGGTCGGAGATGTCAACGCCCGAATGCATGAGCTGCGCCGCGTCATCCATGAACTGGCTTTGGAACTCGACCGGGTACGTCACGCCGTCGGCGTTCGACAGCGACGCCAAGGTCTTCTTCGCCTGGTCGAACGCATCAATCACATTGCCGCTCGCGTCCTGCACGCTGCCCGGCGTGTACCGGATGCGCGGGATGGTTCCGCTGATCTTCTTCGTCGTTTTCGCCAGCTTCTCACGCGCGTCCAGCCACGGACACCACGCTTCCTCCCGGATGCTCTCCATGCGCGACCGTCCGTAGAAGTCGCCGTCCTCGCCGTCGTAAGAGTACACCAGCGCTTTGCCCACGGGCAGATTGACCGGCGTGCCGTCGATGCCCTCGTTGACCAACCCGGCGAACGCGCCGGTGCGCTCGATCAGCACCGCCGTCGAATCGACGCGCAGCGGCTTGAGCTTGTCGAGCAGCCATCGCTGCCCCCGGAACGTGCCCTCCGGGTCGGTCCAGTTGCCCGGCCGATAGACGATCTCGAACGGCTTCCAGCCGTAGTCGAGCGCGAACAGTGCATCACGCACAAACCCGCGCCACAGCGGGGAAATCTGCGAGCGGATGAACTCCACCGCCTCGTCGTTGCGTCCCTCGTAGCCGACCTCGGCCAGCATGACGGGGTACATCGCCGACGCCCGTGCGATGGCGACGGTGGGACACTTGCGCATGTCGCGCCACGTCTCGTAGCACGCGCGGCGCGGAATCAGAATCGACGTGCCATCGGTCGTGATCGACGCGACGCCACGGTGCGCCTGCTGGTCGGTCTGCTCGCCCGCGCGCCGCGCGCGCGCCACGTCGGACGGCGGGCGCAGCGATAAGGGGCGTTTGCGTTTTGCGAAGATGTTGAAGATGCTCGGCATAATGGCCTCTTTTCAATGGTCAGCCGTATCGGCCGCGCGGGAGAATTGAAAGATCAACCCGCGTCTGAATGATCCGGTAGCGCATGGCGTCGCCGTCGTGATCCTCGGAATTGGTGTCAACGTCGTCGATATTCTTTTCGTCGCGCGGAAGCACCGGCACCGTGCGGATGAAATCCCGACAGGTGTCGAAGATGAAAATGCCCGGCTCTTCCATGATCCAGTGCGGATCAATCGAACCGTCATCCAGCCTGCGCGGCAGCGCGGCCGCGAGCCGCTGGCGGAACATCTGCCAGCCGTTGATCCGCGATACCTTGCCCTTGCTCGCGGGCAACCACGCGCAGCCCGCGCGCCGCATCGCGCGCCCGACGGAATCGGCGTTGTGGTCGGGCGAGAAAATCGAGTCGTCCGCCACGCCCATGCGCACGCGCGCACGAATCCCCATGTCGTCCTCACGCTGGATGATCCCCCGCGCCACCGCCGCCGCGGGAAAACGCAACCCCTCGTTGGGCTTACCAGTGCAGCCGTACCACTGCGCGATCATAAACAGCGTGCCGCGCGGAACCAGCGGCGCGTAATCGGGCGAGTCGCGGTCGCGCGACGGCGAAGTGCCGTCAGACTCGGCCCACCACTGCACGGCGAACGGATGCGCGTCGCCCCAGTCCAGCGATCGGTCGATCCGCCACGTCGCGGGAATCCTGAACGGCTCGACGACGTGAATCCGCGCGTCCCAAAGATCATCGAACATGCCGCCGCTGGTGATGTCCCACGATCCCTCCAGCCACGCCTTGCGCCGGTTGGGGTCGCTGATCGCGCGCAAACTGGCGATGTAGTGCGGGTCCGCCTCCATCAGGTGCGGATTGTCCTCCAGCATCACGCGGATGTGCGTGCGCTCCCGCCCGCTCTCCGGGTCAGTAACGATCGCGCCCTCCGGCCCCGCGTCGATGAATCGTTTTTTAACCCAGTTGTGCCCCGGACCAGACGGGTTGCAGGTCGCGCGGTACTTGCGCGGCACGCTGGGGACCGACGATCGGCAAACGCCCAGCAACGCCTCGTAGGCGTTGGGCGTCATCCACTGCGTCAACTCCTCCCAGCCAACGAACGGATACTCGTGACCCTGGTAAAGCTCGTGGTCGCGCTCGTCTTTGACGTGACGAAACAGCAGAACCTCGCCCGTTTTCCACCGGATGGCCGGCTCGTTGCCGCCGACGAACTCGGCGTCCGGGAAGATCGGGCGCAGCATCTGCCGCGCCTTGGCGACGATATCAATCAGGTCGCGCGCCTGACGCCGGAAGATGATCCCGCGCCACGCCGCCCCGTGACCACGGCCGACGTGCTGCGCGTAGTCGGCGATGAGCGCGGCCGTTTTCCCCCCTCCGCGCCCGCCCCACAAAAGAACCTCGAAAACAGGGCACGCGACGTACACCGCCTGCGCGGCCGAATTGGGCATCCAGCCGATCGAGACGTTGGGGGGTAGATCGATGGTCGCAGCAGACAACGCGCGTGCTCCTGGCGCACGTGTGTCTTTCGCGGGCGATTATAATGCGCGCTATGGATAGAGTCTATACCCACGCGGTGCAGGTCGCGCCGGCGCGCGCGAATCACGCAATCTGGGGCGCGGATCCGTGTGCGATCAGCACGGTCGCGGACGCGCGGCTCCCCGGACAGTCGAACGAGGCGGGTTTCCGGGGTCTGCGCGACTCGGTGACGGGCGCGCACCTGCTGATTTGGCCGCACTACGCCGTCCGGATCGGCGATCGGGAGTTTGCGCCGGGCGCGGACACGCGCCTGGTCGCGTGGATCGACGGTCCGCGCGCGCCCGGATCGGGGCGCTACCTCGCGTGGTGTCTGTGCGGGGAGCCTGCGGGGGGTCAGCTGGCGGAGGTTTAGCCGGGGGGCGCGCAGCTCACGCGCCAGCACGCCGGGGGTGATGAGTGTGGGGGGGTCGGTCGTGGCCGTCATGCGGAGCTACCT